TTAGAAATATATATCTAAAAGTATACGCAATAGGGTATAAATAGACAGAATATTAAGAATTTATATGCTAAAGGGTATAAACCGTTCCAATTTGTCACACCTTCAAATAAATTAAATTATGGATCATCCAGTAACAATATTAAGAAATAGATTAATTAAAATAGGTATAACCATTGAAATGGTTAGTAACTATCCATGGATATACTTAGATAAGGTTAATGGTAATGTAGTGAAGGAAAAATACTTTGCTAATCATGGCTTTACAATAGGATTTAATCCTGCAAAAGTGGGAGATGTATTTAGTTACACTGATCTTAAAGAAATATTTAAAATTATTAGAAAATATAAATAATTATGGCGGACATAACAAAATGCTTCGGAGAAGAAGATGAAATCATCTGCCCTTATAGAGACCGTTGTTACAGATTTACAGCAAAAGCTGATGAATATCAAAGTTACTTTCAAGGGATGCCACTTAAAAATGATAAATGCGACCACTATTGGGGAGATGGTGGAGAAAATATCTGGAATCAATCAACAGAAATAGAAACATTATGACATCAAAAGAAAAAGCAGAACAATTATGGGGTAAATATTTCCAATTAAATTATGATTGGGATGGAGGGACAAAGGACCAATGGGCAAAAGAAGGTGCATTAATAGCAGTAGATGAGATATTGTATAATTGTTATGAAGTTATGAAACCATTTTGGGAAGAAGTTAAAAAAGAAATAGAATTATTATGATAGTACAAACAATACATGAAATCCTTAATCCTTTTGATGTAGAAACACCATTGGGATATGGTGTAGCAATATTTATGATCGCAGGTTCTATTCATTCCAATCCACAATTTATCATCAGGCTGTATAATACAGGTGAAGTTAGAACAGTGGATCAAAATGATATTAAAATTTACGGTAATCCTACAACTGGAGAACCATTAACACCTAAAAAATAATCATGACTATATTTGAAGTTTCAGTAAAACTAGAATTAATAGACAAATCTGATAATCATCACAGTTTTGCACGTACATTCACTTCTAATGAAGGTTTTTACGAGTGTTGGGAACAAATAGATATATTTAGAAACAGCAAGTTTGCTGAACAACCAACAATAACACATGTGCTTAACACCGCATCATTAGATGTAATATATTAAAAAATTATGAAAACACCAATGGAATTAGCTCTATCTAGAATAGAATTAATGAAAGATATTAAACCAGATAGTATACATTGGCAAATGTTTAAGGACAATTACATATACATGGAAAAGCTAATGATGGTGGATAAACAAATAGAACTGTATAATCAATTAAACACATTAGGCTTGTTATTACCAAATTCAATTGGTTTTGAACTAGCAGAATTAAAAAACAAATTATGAGAAATGAAGAATTATACGAATATGTATTCCATTTTAATCCATATAATGAATTATGGAGTGCAATACCTAGAGACATCTACCAACAATATTTTAACAATAATGAGATGGATGGGGTATTAAAATCAAAAGAATTAACAACATTGTTTTCTTTAATAGGAAAAGGTGCTACCTTTGTAAACTCAATTAGATAATACAGTTATGGAAAATCGAGTTGGTTTAAGAAGCAATACATCAAACTATCAGAAATTATTGAGAGTTATAGCATTTGGAAAACATAACTTAGATATATCCAATAGTAAAACCCTTAAATATTTATATATAGGTAAAACTTATTATTTATTACGTTCAGGAGAAATAATGATTAAACGTGAATGGCATGAAAAAGGAAATCCAGAATATATAGTGTGTGGATTACATGAAGAATGTGTTGCTACTAAAAAAAGACTTAAAAAATAATATATGAAAGTTTATATCTATGACATAGAAACTATGCAGGAGTTATTCCTAATAGGCTTATTTGATCCAGAGACAAAAGAATATCAAGAGTTTGAAATAAGTAGATGGAATAATTCACTTGACAGGTTCATTAAGTTCATAGAGAATAAAGATGAATATTATTGGGTGGGCTATAACAATCTACGTTTTGACAGTCAGGTGATTGAATATGTTATTAAGAATTATGATGATTGGCATCATCTATCTGGTCTTGAAATATGTGCTAAAATTGCACAGAAAGCAGCAGATGTGATTCATGATGCTAATTATGATGTATTTCCTGAATACAGGGAACATGAACTCTCATTGAAACAATTAGATTTATTTAAAATAAACCATTTCGATAATAAGAATCGTATGGTGAGCTTAAAAAGATTGGAGTTTGAGATGGATCTTGAGAACATTGAAGAGATGCCCATTCATCATCAAAAAATTGATATGTCGAAAAAAGACATAATTCTCACCATGAACTATTGTAGAAATGATGTAATGGCTACTTATGAGTTCTATAAGATAACTACAGGTGATACAGAGCATCCTTTGTATAAAGGAAATAATCAGATACAGCTCAGAATGGATATAAAGGAAGAATTTGGTATTAACTGTCTTAATTATTCTGACAGTAAAATTGGTGATGAGATGATTAAGAAGTATTATTGCCAAGAGAAGGGTATAGAATATGCACAGCTACCAAAGAAAGGTTATTTTAGAACAGAAATCAATGTAAAGAATTGTATTGCCAGTTATGTAGAATTTAAAACACCACAGCTAAAAGAGTTCCTCAAGAAGATTAAAGCCATTAAACTAAAGCTGTTAGATGATTTTAAAGAGAGTGTAGTGTTTTATGATAACACCTATTCATTCATGAAGGGTGGTTTGCATACAGAGAATAGTCCAAAGATATTTGAAGCTGATGATGAATATGAAATCATTGATTGGGATGTATCTTCTTATTATCCTGCGATCATCATTAACAATGAGAAATATCCACAACATCTAGGTAAAGATTTTCTTAGAGGATATAAGCAAATGTTTGATAAGAGACTAGAACTAAAGCCTTTAGCTAAGACAGATAAGAAGATTAAAGGGATTGTTGGTGCTCTTAAGCTCGCTGTTAACTCTGTTTATGGTAAAAGTTCTGACATGCAGAATTGGATATATGATAGACAACTAACTATGTTTACCACCATAACTGGTGAACTATCACTAATGATGTTAATTGAAGCATATGAACTTAGAGGTATACATGTTATATCTGCTAATACAGATGGTGTAACACTGAGAGTTAAGAAATGTGATCTTGAACTAATGAAAGCTATTAACAATTGGTGGATGGACCTCACTAGTTATGAGTTAGAACGCACTGATTATAAGAAGATTATATTTTCAACAGTTAATGATTACCTAGCAATTAAAACAGATGGAGAAGTTAAAAAGAAAGGAGATTTCCTCACAGATTTCGAATTACATAAGAACAAAAGTGCTAGAATTGTACCATTGGCACTTGAACAATATTATATTCACGATATACCTGTTGACATTACTATTAGCAGTCATAATAATATCTTTGACTTCTGCCTAAGACAAAAAGCAAGTAGGGATTTTCATTATGAAGGGCACACTAAGAATGGTAAAACAGTGTATAATAAGCTTATTCGTTATTATGTCTCTAATACAGGAGAGAAACTAATGAAGGTAAAGAATGATAGCTGTACAACAAATGCTGCTCCTATTAGTCAAGTTGAAGCTGGTGAATGGGTAATGACCGTATGTAATCATCTTACAAAGGATCATCCTCTATCTAATATCAATTATGAGTATTATATAGAGAAAGCAAATAGAATCATACATAAGATACAGCTAGAAGGTAAGAAAAGAAAAGTCAATATTAACAAAAACCAATTAACATTATTCTAATGGCAAACGTAAAAAAATCTGTTAACAAATTAACAGTAAAAAAATATATAGTGATATATGATGATAATAAGGGATTTGTTGAACAATGGGCAATGGGTAGTTCAAAGGAGATTATTGATCATTTTAATGAAGATCCTGAATTATATATAAATGCTGAAGAGTTTCTTACAATATATGAACTTGGTTCAGCTGTTCAATTTAAGTTTGTAACACCACAAATAGTATTAGATTTATAAAAATATATACAATGGCTATTAATCGCACAAATATTGCAACACATTTAATTGAATATCAATTAACTATGGTGGGTAAAACTATGGCTGATGCTCAAAAAGATGATATGTGGTTCTTTAATTGGACATTTACACAGGAACAGCATGAAGAGTTCAAAGCTTATGCTCTTCCTTTGATTAAGAAAGTGTTTAAATGCAATAGAGCTAAAGCACAAGATACATTTGCTTGGTTTGATTTGCAATTTGGCTTACGTATAAAAGAAAAAGAATGAGAAGAATAAAGAACTTACTACGTTGGATCCCAATCATCTGGAAAGACAGAGATTGGGATTTTTATTTCACATATGAAATCTTGAAGAAAAAACTTGAATTCCAAGCAGAATATACAAGAAAGTATGGATATCATGAAGCTTCTTTACGTGATGCTGATAGAATGCAAACTTGTGTAAATCTTATTACTAAGTTACAGAATGAAGAATATATAATTATTCCAGTGACAAATAGAGAATACACTGAGCAAGATTTTAAGAATGATCAAATTAGACATGATAAAGCAAGGAAATTATTGTTCAAAATATTAGAACAAGACATTGAAAGATGGTGGGATTAATTTAACAAATAAAACTAAAAATTATGAAAAATTTTGAAGATTGGGAAAGAGAATATCTTACAGATTTCATATATTTGCAAGAACAAGGTTATGAATTAGATCGAAAAATTGATGAGCTGATGAATGAACGTACTCCTGCAAATATAGTAGTTATAGACAAAGATAAAATATTAGAACATGAACCTATCAAATCTGAAATTCTCCCATTTTAGTTCCATCCAAAGGAGAGGATATAGTTTAGATATGATTTTTCTTCTCAATCTAATTGTAGAAGAACAACCAGATCTTGAGAAGCTATGTTCAGAAATTCCAAAGATAGAAGCTATTTATCAAGGTATACAAAGAAAGGGACTAATAACAGAAGAGGGTAAATTAACTCTACCTGGAAAAGAACTAATGGCTTTCTTAGAAACAGAAGAAGATGAATCCTCTGAACTTGTTAAGAAAAAACCTAATGAAGATGATTTTAATTCATGGTGGAAAGCCTATCCTGGAACTGATACATTTACACATAAGAACAAAAGTTTTTCAGGTAGTAGAAATCTTAGAGCTAAGAAGGATGAATGTAAGATTAAATTTGATAAGATAATAGAAGAAGGAGAATACACTGTAGCTGAATTGATTGAAGCTGTAAAACATGAGGTGCTCCAAAAGAAAGAGAATTCTGTAGCAACTAGTATTAACAAAATGACATTCATGCAAAACAGTCTCACCTATTTGAATCAAAGAACATTTGAGCCATTCATAGAGCTTATTAAAGAAGGACACAAGATTGTAGAAACACAAATTATAAAAGGGAGTACAGACATATGAGTTTTGAACAACTTAAACAAGAAGTCCAATCAGGAATGGATGGTAGGAACAATGGTATTCCTATGGGTTTTGATAGGCTTAACAAGCATATTGGAATTAGAAAGTCCATATATACACTAGTAGGTGGTAACACTGGTTCTGGTAAGACATCATTCATTGATGATGCTTATGTATTAAATCCATTTGATTGGTATATTGATTCTAAGAGAAACAACACAGACATAAAGCTTAGAATTATATATCGTTCTATGGAAAGAAATAGCACATATAAGCTAGCTAAATGGATCTCTAGAAAGATATTTGTAGACTATGGAAAACTTATTCCTGTAGGAAAGCTTCTTGGTTGGACAGATAAAATGACTCCTGATGAGCATGATTTATTCTTGATGTATGAAGACTA